GGTTGGGCATTTAAGACGAACACGGCGTAAGGAGCACGGACCATGGCTCTGACTTCCATAAAATTTTTACCTGGAATCGACAAACAAGATACATCTGTTGGCGCAGCTGGTAGATGGGTAGATTCTGACAATGTAAGATTTAGATATGGCTTACCAGAAAAGGTAGGTGGTTGGACTTCTTTGTTAAGTAATACAATATGTGGTGTCGCTAGAAAACAACATGCATTCGTAGATCTTGATGGTAACCGGTACGTGGCTCTTGGAACAGATAAATTTTTATTAATTTATTTTGAAGGTACATTATATGATGTAACACCTTACAGAAGTAATAACGCTGGAGCACAAACTCAGTTTACAGGTTCAACAATAACTACAAGCACAACAAGAGGAACCGCTGTTACAATTACAACATCAACTAATCATGACTTAGAAGTAGGAGATATAGTAGAATTAGATTCAGTAACAATGCCAACAGGATCTAGTATAGCTGCTTCAACGTTTGAAGATAAGCTTTGTCAAGTAATTACAGTTCCAAGTTCTACAACATTTACAGTTACATCACCATCTGCAGAAACTAATGGAGGTGGTTCTGATTTAACATCAGGAAGTTCTTGTACTGTTAATCCATATGAAACTGTAGGACCATCTGCACAATCTTATGGTTATGGTTTTGGTATTGGAAATTATGGAGGAAATGTTACAGGATCACAAAGCACAGAACTAGATGGATCATTAAATGCTGATACGGCTGGTACAGGTGGATCAGGTACAGCAGTGACCGTAGATAGCACAACAGGTTTTCCATCTGCAGGAACTATTGCTGTAGGCACAGTGCCAGATGCAGAATTAATTACATACACATCAAAAAATGCTACACAATTTTTAGGAATTACTAGAGGTGCAAAAGGCACAGCAACTGCCGGCACATCAAATGGTCAAGCTCATTCTACAAACTCAACAGTTCAAGATGCAACAGACTGGGGTAACTGGGGTGATGCTGTTGTAGCATCAACTGTAAGTCTTGAACCAGGGCTTTGGTCATTAAGTAATTTTGGACAAGTATTAGTTGCAACAATTGCAAACGGTAAAACATTTACATGGGACTCATCTATTGCTGCTAAATTTACAACAAGAGCTTCAACATTAACTACAAATTTTGTAACAGCTATTAGTGGAACAAGTGGTAATCCAACTGCATCAAGGTTAACTTTAATATCACCAACAACACGTCACTTAATTCATCTTGGTACAGAAACAACTATTGGAGATCCAACAACACAAGACGATATGTTTATAAGATTTTCTAATCAAGAACAAATAAATGAATACGCACCGGGCACAACCAACACTGCTGGTACACAAAGACTACAAGATGGTACAAAAATTATGGGTGCATTAGTTGCAAAAGAAAATATTTTGATATGGACTGATAACGCATTATATACAATGAGATTTATTGGATCACCATTTACATTTGGTTTTGAACAAGTAGGTACAAACTGTGGACTAATAGGACAGAACGCAGCTGTAGAAATAGATGGTGTTGCATATTGGATTGGTAATAATGGTTTCTTTGCATTTGATGGTACGGTAAATAATTTACCGTGTAGTGTAGAAGATTATGTTTATGATGACTTTGACACTACAAAAGGTCAACAAGTTGCAGCTGGTATTAATAATTTATACACAGAAGTTGTTTGGTATTATCCAACACAAGGATCTACATTTAATGATAGATACGTAGTATTTAATTATGGTGAATCTAAAGGTGTACCTATGGGTAATTGGTATACAGGACAAAACACAAACTCAATTAGAACAACATGGATTGATTCTATCGTATATCCAAAACCATACGCTACACAATTTAATTCATCTGCAACAGGAACATTTCCAAGTATTGTTGGTGAGTCTGGTTTAGGTCAAACAGTTTACTTTCAACATGATACAGGAACAGATCAAATTAATCCTGATGGTAGCACCACGGATCTAACGTCATTTATACAATCATACGACATCGCGTTACAACAAGATCAACCAGAGATATTTTTAGCAATGAGAAGATTTGTACCTGATTTTAAAACATTAACAGGAGATGCAAAAGTAACTATAGGTATAAAAGATTTTCCTTCCTCAACATCTGCAAATAGCACATACAGTCCTTTTACTATTACATCTTCAACAACAAAAGAAGATACAAGAGCAAGAGGTAGATATGCTAGTATTAAAATAGAAAACACAGGGTCAGCACAAAGTTGGAGATTTGGTACATTTCAAATAGACCTACAACAAGATGGGAGACGATAATGACAAAGATAGTGGTTAGATTACCAGAACCAAAAAAAGAATATAGTGAGGACAATCAAAGACAAATTAATAGAGCTTTGAACTCTATAATAGAACAATTAAATTCTACATACTTAACAGAAAACGAGGAGGAAAAAGAACGATTTAGTTTCTTCTTTTCATAATGGCAAACATATATAAAAATGTACAAAAACTATTAAATGCTGCAGGATCAGATGTAGATATGTATGAATCTCCTACAGCTACCGCTAGTATTATTAAGACTGTAAAGTTATTTAATACTCATAGTGGTGCACTAGATGTAACAATAAAAGTGTTTGATGCCTCTAGTTCTACTGATTTTGAGTACAAAGTAGCCAGTATAAGTGCTAACGAAGGTGTTGATTTACTTACGTTTAATAATATTATAGTATTGGAGGCTGGAGATAAATTAAAAATGCAGTGTGCTACAGCAGATAAGATTAAAATGACAGCTTCCTTATTACAAATTTTAAGAACACAACCAACGGATCAAATATAATGTCTTTTAAAGAAACAGAAGCAAGCGTTCGATACGAAATGATAAATGGCAAAAAGACTGCTGTTATTACACCAGAATGTATTGTAACATTAACAAACATTAAAACAGGGGTTGAATATAACTCTGATGCAGAAGCGCAGATAGATATAGACGATCCAACAACAGATACAAAAAAAGAACATATTAGAAGAGATATTGAAATTAAAGTAGTAGATATCGGTATTGGTGCCGATTCAGGAGATTTATAATGGCGATTACAAATGCACAACAAGCTAGACAAATGTACAAAGAAGGTGGACGACCTATGAAAAAAATAAAAGGTCAAGATCATATGTTAGCTTACATCACACCTAATGAAGCTGAAAAATTAAAAGCGTTAGGTGGTCAAGAAACTATGACCAAAGAGGGGATACCTGCATATCCTGAATTCGATAATTATGGTTTTAGTAGTCAAGCAGATTTTGACTCAGGAGATGTATCTAGATCCAATGATCCTAACGTGCGAGGAGAAGGACCAGGTCAAAATAGAGTAACAGCAGCTGAATTATCTAGAAGAAATGAGATTGCTAGAAAAACAAGAGAAGAATTTGAAAAAAGAGAAAGAGAACGTAAAGCAAAAGAAGTAGAAAAAAAAGTTCAAAAAACTAAAAAAGCTAAAACTAAAAAAATAAAAGATTTTATTACAGCCGATGATCTTCTTAATGAAAAATCTAAACTAGATGATAGCCGTTTTGATAAAGCAGATTTAAACAAAGATGGTAAAGTTGGAATTATAGAGAGATATAATTACAATCAAAGAAAAACAAAACAAAAAAATATTCAAGATAGAATTGATAAAAAAATTAGATCCGGTTTAGAAATAGTAGATCCTAATATAAATTTAACTAGAAGTATTAAAGAAATGGAAATGAATATGCCAACTGCTAGTTATGGTGACTTAGTAAAAGAAGCAGTGTTGGGTGGTAGTACATTTGGTAACAAAGGAGATCTTATTGGTGCGCAATTTGAAAAATTTTCTCCTAAAGAGGGAAGTGCACAAGAAAAATATGATTATCAACCAGACTTTTTTACTCCAATAACAACAGATTCACCATCACTTACTGTTCAAGGCGCAGCAGCTCTAGGTAATATTTTTGGTGGTATATTTGGAAACAAAACTCCTTACGAAGGTAAGATGACAGATCTTGCAGATTTATACGATAAAGCTGCTGATTTAGATTTATCTAAAACATCTACAAGAGATATGATGAAAGAATTTGAACCAAACAGATATGCGTTAGCAAACAATATGATTTATGACCCAATAAGAAAAACATTTAGACCAAAACCTGATAATGGAGGTGGAGGTCAACAACCTATTCTTCCAATTGTTCAACCACCAAAAGATGATAAAGATTCAGAGGAAGAAGATCCATTTCAATTAGCTCTTGCATTTAGAAAAGATGGTGGACGTGTACCATACGAAGACGGTGGTTATACTGGAGGGATCATGGATCTTGAATCAGGAAGACAAATGTATTTCTTAGGTAAACTTGTTAAGAAAGCAACAAGAGCTGTTAAAAAAATTGTTAAAAGTCCTGTTGGTAAAATAGGTCTTGGTGCATTAATGTTTGGTGGGCTAGGTGGATTTAGTGGATTAAGTGGTGGTTTAGGTGGCTTTGCTAAAAAGTTTGGTTTTGATGCAATAAAGAAAAAAATAGGAGAGGCATCATTTGGTAAACTAGCCGGACTATCTATAGGTGGTGGATTGCTTGCAGGTGCGTTAGCAGGTAAAGGATACGAAGATGAAGATGGTGACGGCTTTGATGATAAAACAGGATTTAGTGTAGAAGAATATAGAAAAAGAGGAGCACAAGGAAACGTGCCAATAGCATTTAGAGCTGAAGGTGGTATGTCAGATGTAGAAAGTGACCCACAATACAAAGGTTGGAAAAGAATATTTGAAGTTAATCCAGAAGCTGCAGAAATGCATCCAAAACATACAGAGTTTGTTAAATATTATAGAAGCACGGAACGTGAAACTAAAGCAGAAGGCGGCATGATGGATCTAAAAGGTATGGAAATGGATTTTAGAGAAGATGGTGGATTTGTGCCAATAGGTAAAAAAGAGAGAGCTGATGACGTTCCAGCTAGATTAAGTAAGAATGAATTTGTAATGACAGCAGATGCTGTTAGAGGTGCCGGTGACGGAAATATAGACAAGGGCGCTGAAAAAATGTATAATCTAATGAGTAAATTAGAAGCCGAAAATGATCAATCGCAAGGCTTAGATGGCGCTAGAAAAATGTTCCAAACAGCACAAAGATTAGAGGAAGTATTATAATATGGCTATTACAGAAACTCGTACGCGTCCACCACAGTTTATTGAAGATATAG